GCAAGAGCCCGATGGCGCTCAAGGCTGCCCTCACCGGCAACAAGACGGCGAAGAAGGACGAGGTCATCGCGGCCGTCCGCGAGCTGTACCCCGAGGTCGTCTGGGCCTCGCGCCGCGATCTCCACGAACACCAGGCCGACGCTGTCGCGGCCATCCATGCCTTCATCGGCGTCGGCGCCTCGACGCCCCTGCCGCCTGGCCGGCGGATTCTCTAGTGGCAGCCGTCAACCTCGGCTACAAGCCGCGCCGCTGGCAGCGCCTGGTACATGAGGCACGCAAGCGGTTCTCGGTCCTGGTGCTCCACCGCCGGGCCGGCAAGACGGTGTTCTCCATCCACGAGCTGGTGCTGGGCAATCCGAAGCGCGGCTTCAAGGGCGCCCTCAACACGCCGGACGGCCGCTTCGCCTACGTCGCCCCCTACTACGCGCAGGCCAAGGCAGTTGCCTGGGACATTCTCAAGAAGGTCTGCATCAACGTTCCCGGCACCGTGGTCCGCGAGTCCGAACTCAAGGTCGAGTTTCCGAACGGCGCGACCATCCGGCTGTTCGGCGCCGACAACGCCACCGCGCTGCGCGGCCTTGGGTTCGACGGCATCGTGGTCGACGAGGTTGCGGACATCGAGCCCAGCGTCTGGGGCGAGATCATCCGCCCCGCGCTAGCCGACCGCATCGGATGGGCCATCTTCATCGGCACCGCCAAGGGCATCAACCTGTTCTCGGAGCTGTATTACAAGGCTCTCCGTGACCCAGAGTGGTACGCGACCCTCCTCACCGTCGAGGACACCGCGGCCATCGAGCCGTCCGAGGTAGCCGCCGCTCGCAACGAAATGAGCGAGGCGCAGTTCCAGGCCGAAATGATGTGCGTGTTCTCAGCCGGCGGGGCGGACATCCTCATCCCGTCCGACCGCATCGAGGCCGCCGCCGTCCGCAGCTACGCCGAGGGCGAGTACGTCCACGCCGGCCTGGCCCTTGGGGTCGACCCGGCTCGATTCGGCGACGACACCACGGCGCTCATCCTGCGCCAAGGGCCCGTCTCCTTCGCACTCCAGAAGCTGCGCGGCTACGACACCATGGAAGTAGCCGCCGCCGCCCTGGCCTGCGCCGATGAGCACAACGCCGACGCCATCTTCGTGGACGAGGGCGGCTTGGGTGCCGGAGTCGTGGACCGGATGCGCCAGCTCGGGCGCGCCCCCATCGCCGTGAACTTCGGCACCCGCTCCCACGTCCAGAAGTACGCCAACACGCGGGCCAGGCTGTGGGGCGAAATGGCGGAGTGGCTGCGCCTGGGGTCCATCCCCGACGACCAGCAGCTCAAGCTGGACCTGGCCGCGCCGACGTTCAAGTACGACTCGCAGTCCCGCATCGTCCTGGAGTCCAAGGCCGACATGAAGAAGCGGGGCATGGCCTCCCCTGATTGCGGCGACGCGCTGGCCCTCACCTTCTATTCCCCGCTCCCGCCGCGCGAGAGCCAGGACCCGCTGGGCGTCTACCGCCCGCGGTCCCACCAATGCGTCGGCGCTGAGTACGACCCGTTCCACATGGAGTCCTGACATGGGTTTGGCCGCTGGCGCATACTACGGGGCGAAGGCGCTATCGGCGCGCCCGCCCGCCGAGGCGGCCCCACCGCCGCCCGTCGCCGCCCAGAATGACCTGATGGGCGAGGCAGCCCTGGCCAGCAGCCAGCGCGCGCAGTTCCAGCTCATGGCGCGCAAGGGGATGCTCTCCACCTTCCTCACCTCCACCCGGGGTGTCGACGGCATCGCCGGCGCAGGGCTCAAGGGCCCGCCCAGCCTCGACCCGATGGCCACGGGGCCAACGCCCCCGGCTCCCGGCGCCCGCCCGCCGCCCCCCAGCGGACCCGCAGCCACCACCACCCGTCCCGCCCCGACCAGCGGCGGGCCGCCTGCCGCCCCCACCCCCTCGTCCGCCGGCCGCCCGGCTCCCGCCTCCGTTCCCCTGTCCGCGGCCCGCCCCCCCTCCATCATCGACCCCGCGGCTGAGTTCATCCGCCGGGTTCGCCCGCTGTACGAGGGGCGCAGGGCCCAGGTCCGATGATCACCAGCTCCGCCGCCAACCCGGTGCCGAACGAGCCCGAGAAGCAGCGCATCCTGACCCGCTGGGCCACGCTCAAGCAGGAGCGCAGCCCCTGGGTCGCCGTCTGGAAGCAGCAGGCTGACTACATCCTGCCTCGGCGCTTCCGCGACCAGACCAGCCAGCGCAACAAGCCGGCGACCAATGAGAAGCTGATCAACAACACCCCGACCCAGGCCGCCCGCACCCTGGCGGCAGGGTTCGTCTCGGGGCTGGTGAGCCCGGCTCGGCCCTGGTTCCGGCTAGCCGTTCCGAACTACGGCGGCCGGGCCAGCGCATCCGTTCGCCGCTGGCTGGTCGATGTGGAGGACATCCTCAAGGAAGTCCTCATCCGGTCCAACGTCTACAACGGGCTGGCCAGCGTATTCGGGGACCTGGGCGTGTTCTCCACCGCGGCCATGGTCGTGGAGGAGGACGCCAAGGAAGTCATCCGGTCCTACGTCCTGCCCCTCGGCTCCTTCTGCCTGGCCACCTCGGCCCGCGGCCAGGTGGACACGATGATGCGCGAGGTCACGATGACCGTCGCGCAGACGGTCGAGCAGTTTGGCCTCGACGCCTGCTCCCGTCAGACCCGCGACCTCTGGAAGCGACACCAGTACGACGCCGTGGTCGAGGTGATGCACGTCATCGAGCCGAACCCCGGGTTCATTCCCGGCCGGCTGGGCTCGCAGCACATGGCCTGGCGCTCGGTCTGGTTCGAGCTGCGAAGCGACTCGACCGACAGCCAGTTCCTGCGGGTGTCCGGCTACCACGAGTTCCCGGTCATGGCCCCGCGCTGGAACGTCACCGGGACCGACACCTACGGCACCGGCCCCGGGTTCGACGCCCTGGGCGACGCCAAGGCTCTCCAGCTCCTGGAGAAGCGCAAGGCGATGGTGGTGGACCGCATCAGCAATCCGCCGATGGTCGCCCCGTCCGCCCTCAAGGCTGGCCGCGTCTCGCTGCTCCCGGGCGACGTGACGTACCTCGACCGCGTGGCCGGCTCGCAGGGATTCGAGCCCGTGCTGAACATCCACCCCGCCGCCATCGGCGCCGTGGACCAGGCCGTCCGGCAGCACGAGGACCGCATCAACCGGACGTTCTACGTCGACCTCTGGCTGGCCCTCACGATGGATGACCGCAACCAGCGCGCCACGGCGCGCGAGGTCGCGGAGCGCCACGAGGAGAAGCTGCTGACGCTCGGACCCGTGCTGGAGCGCCTGCACGACGAGCTGCTGGACAAGTTGCTGGAGCGGGTGTTCTTCATCTGCCTGCGTCGCGGCCTGCTGCCCAAGCCCCCGGCAGAGCTGGAGGGCCAGTCCATCCGGGTCGAGTACGTCTCGATCATGGCGGCGGCGCAGCGGCTCCTAGGCGTCTCCGCGGTCGAGCGCCTGGCCAGCTTCGTGGGCAGCCTGGCCGCTGCCAAGCCGGACATCCTCGACAAGCTGAACGCCGACGAGCTGGTCGCGCAGTACGCCGATATGCTCGGCACCCACCCGTCCCTGCTGTTCTCGCAGGAGGAAGTGGACGCCGTCCGGCAGGCCAAGGCGAAGGCCGTGGCCGACGCGCAGCAGGCGCAGCAGGCTGCCCAGGCCGGGCCCGACATGGCCAAGTCGGCCGAGCTGCTGTCCAAGACCGACGTGAACGGCACCAGCGCCCTCAACCGGCTGCTGGCATCCCAGGGCGGCGGGCCAGGCATCGGAACGGGGGCCATGTGAGCGAGGTCCTGGCCAGCGAGCGGGCCCAGGCCATGCTCCGCGCCGAGGACGAGCGGCTGGCCGACCGCGTCCGCTCCGACCTCGTGGCCGTGTTGTCCACGCCCGAGGGGCGACGCTTCGTGTGGGACCTGCTCGACGAGAAGGCCGGAACCTTCGGCCCCAGCTTCGTCGGCGAGCCCCACTCCACCTCCTACAACGAAGGCCGCCGCTCCGTCGGGCTGGGCCTCCTGGTCCGGTGCCAGCAGCACGCCCCCGACCTCTACGTCCAGGCGCTCCAGGAGCAGCTAGCCGAGGCACGCGCCCGCCAGGCCACCCGTGAAGCGGCAGAGGTCGCCGCCGAGGAGAGCAACACCCAATGAGCACCGAATCCACCCCCGCCGCTCCCGCCGCCACACCGGCCCCCGAGGCCCCGGCCGCCCCCGCGGCCCCTGCCGCGCCGGCGCCTGCACCGGCCCCGGCCGCTGCTGCGCCCGCCGCGGCGCCTGCGCCGCCGGCGGCGCCCGAACAGCTCATCGCCGCCCCGCCCCCCGCACCCGTCGTGGAGCCCGAGGTGGACTTCAAGGTCCCCGAGGGCGTGGCTGCCGACGATGAGGTGGTCAAGGCGTTCAAGCCGCTGGCCAAGGAGCTGGGCATCAAGTCGGAGGGCGCCCAGAAGCTGGTCGACCTCTACGCCGGCGTCATCCAGAAGTCCCACGCCGCCGCCGAGGCCGCCTTCGCCAAGCAGCAGGGCGATTGGGCCGAGGCCATCAAGTCGGACAAGGAGCTGGGCGGCGCGCAGTTCGACTCCACTAAGGTCGAGGTGGCCCGCTTCTTCGGCGCCTTCGACCAGGACGGAGCCATCCGGCGCGACATCGCCGAGTTGGGCCTGGGCAACCACCCCGCCCTCGTCCGCCTCGCCGTGCGCGCTGCCAAGGCCATCAGCGAGGACTCGATGGCCGGGCGCCAGGCATCGGCCGCCTCGACCCCGGACCCCGAGGCCATCCTGCGCCAGCGCTACCCCACGATGTTCAACGACTAGCAGCACACCGGGGCCAGCATTTCGCTAGCCCCAGCACCGTTTCACCACCCAAGGAGTTTCCTGCATGGCCGCAATCGGCACGCTGTACCCCACCCTGGTCGACCTCGCCAAGAAGTCCAACCCCGAGGGTGGCATCGCTTCCGTCGTGGAGCTGCTGACGAAGAAGAACAGCTTTCTCCAGGACCTGGCCTTCAAGGCCGGCAACCTCCCCACCGGGCACCGTTTCTCGGCCCGCACCGCCCTCCCCAGCCCGATGTGGCGCAAGCTGAACCAGGGCATCACCGCCTCCAAGAGCCAGTCGGATGTCTACGAGGAGTCCTGTGGGATGCTGGAGGGTCTGTCCAAGGTGGACGTGGCCCTCGCTGAGCTGAACGGCAACGCCGCCGGCTTCCGCGCCGACGAGGACAACGCCTTCGTTGCCGCGTTCGGCCTGGAGATCGCCAACGCCCTCCTCTACTCGTCCACCCAGGGCGGCATCCTGGCCGGCTACACCGGCGGGCCCGAGAAGATCATGGGCCTCACCCCCCGCTTCAACGCCACCGTCGGCAATCCTGCCGCGGGCCAGATCGTCAAGGCCGGCACCGCGGGCTCCAACACCAACACCTCCATCTGGCTGGTCGGCTGGTCGCCGGACACCGTCTACGGCATCTTCCCCAAGAACAGCACGGCCGGGTACCGGACCGAGGACCTGGGCAAGCAGCTCGTGAAGGATTCGGGCGGCACCGCCGAGTTCCTGGCCCTCGTCACCCACCACAAGTGGAGCCTGGGACTCTGCGTCCAGGACTACCGCTACGTCTCGCGGCTCTGCAACATCGACGTGGCGAGCACCATTCCGTCCGCCGCCACCGGCCCCGACCTCACCGCCTCGATGCAGGACCAGATCGCGTCCATCTACGACATCGGCCAGGTCCAGCCGGTGTTCTACATGAACCGCTGGGGCTTCGCGATGTTCAACAAGCAGCTCCAGAAGAAGTCGCAGAACTACCTGGAGTGGGTCGACCGCGGCGGCCAGCTCGTCCCGCACTTCCTGGGCATCCCGATTCGGGTCCAGGACGCCCTCGTCTCCACCGAGGCCGGCGTCGTCTAGCCCCGGCTAGCGACCCCCGAAAGGAAACCACCACATGATCCTCGACGCGCAGCTCTGCTTCAACACCACGGCGCAGGCCATCACCGGCGCCGTGACCACCATCGGCACCGACTACATCGACGTGTCGGCCGCCATCCGCCCGGACGAGTTCCGGGTGTCCACCGCCGTCTCGGCCGTGGGCGGGACCACCCCGACCCTCACCATCGAGCTGTTCGGCGACACCGCCGCGACGTTCGCCAGCGAGAAGTCGGTCGGTTCCCGCGCCATCGCGGCGGCCGACCTGGTGGCCGGCAAGGTGTACCACCTCGACTGCCCCCCGACCGCCCCGTTCCGGTACTACCGCGTGAAGTATACGCAGGCCGGCACCGCCCCGACCGCCACCGTCCAGTCGTTCCTCGTGGACGAGGACCTGGTCCAGACCGACATCCTGCTCGCGGGCGTCTCGGTCCCGTAGCTGGCTGAACCGCTGAAAGGACGGCCCTCCTTACCGGGAGGGCCGTCTCGTTCAACGGTTCATTGGCCGTCCCGCAAGCGGCGGCAGGGAGCACACGAATGGCCAACATCACCACCGAAGGCAGCGGCTACATCCTCGACGCCATCGCCAAGGGCGCGACCATCCCCGCGAACCAGCTCTACATCGGGCTGGTCAACGCCGCACCCACGGCGGCCTCAACGCTGGCCAGCGTGGCTGCCTCGGAGGCCGCGGTTGGCGCGGCTCGCAAGAACTGGACGAGCGCCAACGCCACCATCACGGGCGCCGTGCTTTCGATGGGCGCGGCCGTGACTTGGGGCACGGGCGTCGTCATCACGGGGGCCACGCATTGGTTCCTCTGCACGGCGGCCAGCGGAACGGCGGGCAAGATCATTTCCTGGGGCGCGCTCTCCACGCCGCGCACGCTGACGGTCGCCGACACCATGTCGGAGAACATCACCGCCATCAGCATTAGCTAGCGGAGCTGCCGTGGCCATCGCCTACGTCGGCGCGGGTATACCCGGCGACGCATGGACGGACCCCGGGGTGCCAGCCGGTACGGTGGGCGACCTTCTGGTGATGCTTGCCTACGGAGACACAGCGGCCTCGTGGTTTTCGGGATGGAGCGCCGCCCATTCGAGCACGCCCTCCGGCATCTGTACCGTCTTTTGGCGCATCGCCACGGGTAGCGATTCCACATCATCGGTCTACGGCCAATTTGGCAGGTCCCAGGTGTTTCGATTTTCGGGCGTGGACACCACCACCCCGATAGCCTCGATTGCTTCCGAGGTGCAGTCGACCTACTCGACCACCGCAGGGTCGCTGACGGTTTTAGCTCCGGCCGGGTCGGTGGTTGTGGCCACCCTATTCGCCCTCCAAGCGCAGGACGCAGACGGTCGGGCTTATGCAACCATTGGGGCTGCTCCGTCCTTCACCACCAATACCGCAATATCTGTATCTGACTACTCTGCAACAAACGGATACACCTTTGCACAGGGCGTTTGGTATGCGACCTCGGCGTCGGCAGCTAGCATCACCTCCACCCGGGCCACAGTCACGTCGGGGGGCGACAGCGCAAGCCCCGGTCTGTTTGAGTGGACTCTGTTCGCCCTCAATCCCGCCTCCGGGGGCGGTGGCGGTAGCTCCTACTCCGAGAGCGGAGCGGTCACAGCCTCATGGTCGGCCTCTGGGTCGAACGCAGCCTCCCTTGCGGAGCCCTCTTCTATTGTCGCCTCGTGGGCCTCGTCCGCCGATGACGCCCGCCAGGGGGTTGACTCTGCCTCCGTCGTCGCCGCGTGGGGTTTGTCAGCCTCAGACTCACTCCAGCTAGCGGAGGCGCCCACCGTACTGGCCTCGGTTGCGTCTGTTAGTTTGGACTCCGGGCGGTTCGCCGAGACAGGCTCCATTCTGGCCTCCTGGATAGCGTCGGCCTCCGACCTGGTGCTCATCTACTCCCCGATGATGGGCTGGGCCGTCGGGGTCATCCTTCCCCCGCCTCCCGCCGCCGGCGCCCGCTCCAGCAACCCATCGCCCCCGCACAATGAGGGCCATGTCGCCCGCGCCGCCCCCGGGCCCGCAGCGGGCCAGGCCCAGCGACACGCCCCCCTGGTGCCCGGGGTCCACGCCGCCCCCTCGACCAGCCCAGCTCCAGGCGGCTACGCCGCCCCCGTCCCCTAGAGAGAGGACCTAATGTCCAACAAGGTTACCTGGCTCCCATCCACCGACGCTGACATTGTCAGCTATCTCGTCGAGACAGCCTCCACCTCGACCGGAGCGTGGAGCACGGTCGGAACGGTTACGCACTCCCTGACCGACGTGACCGTGTACGACTCCACGTCCGGGCTGTTCTTCCTGGTCCATGGAGTCGGAGTCTCGACGAGCTGGTACCGAATCACCGCGACCGACGCTCTGTCGCAGTCCGCGGTGGGCTCGGCCTTCACCGTCGGGCAGACCAGCACCTCGCTCACCACGACCGAGCTGGACATCGTGCAGATGGCGCTGGGCGCGCTGGGCGAGACAACCACCATCGCCAGCCTCGCCTCCCCCGTCACCAAGTCCGAGAAGCTGGGCGTGCTGTTCTTCGCCCGCACCCGTGACCGGCTGATGGCTCGGCACAATTGGAGCTGGGCCACCCGGCGCGCCGAGCTGCTGCGGCTGACGGACCATGTCCGGTACGGCTGGGGCTACTGCTACGCCCTGCCCAGCGACTTCCTGCGCTCCATCGACCTGGACACCGGCTACCGCGCGACCGGCAAGTCCGTCCCGACGCCGTGGGCCATCGAAATGAACGACACCGCAACGGGGCGCATCCTCTGTTGCGACCTCTCGCCCGCCTCTCTGGCCTACGTCGCCCGCGTGACCGACCCGTCGCTCTGGTCCAACGCCTTTGCGGACGCCCTCATCTTCGAGCTGGCTAGCCGGCTAGCTATGCCCATGGCCATCAAGCCCGAGCTGGCCACCACGCTATTCCAGGCCGCGACCCTGTCCTTCAACCAGGCGCTGGCCAGCGATCTCAACGAGCAGGTGCCCGACCGCCAGCCGGACAGCGAGATCATCACCACGAGGAGCTGGTAGCCGTGGCCGTCATCCGGCAGTCCAGCTTTCACGGCGGAGAGGTTGCCCAGAACCTCCAGTCGCGCACGGACATCCCGTCGCGCGCTGCCGCGGTCCGCACGCTCCGAAACTTCTTCGCCACCCCCACCGGCGCGGCCATGAACCGCCCCGGATTCCAGTACGTCGGCGCCACCAAGAGCAGCGCCACGAAGTCGCGGCTCATTCCGTTCACCTTCTCCACCACTCAGTCCTACGTCCTGGAGTTCGGGCACCTCTACGTCCGGGTCATCCAGGGCGGCGGGTTCGTGCTGGATGCCCTGCTGGCCCCCGTCGATGTGGTCACGCCGTACGCCGAGGCCCAGCTCTCCAGGCTCCAGTTCGTGCAAAGCGGCGACACGCTGACCATCACGCACCCATCGCACGCCCCCCGCGAGCTGCGTCGCGTGTCGCAGTCGAGTTGGACGCTGGCCAGCTTCGCAGTCGTTCGCAGCATCAGCGCCCCGACCGCCTCGCCGTACTTCTTCAACACCCCCCAGACGGTTGCCGACCCAACCCACGTCACCAAGGAGTGGGATTGGGTGGTGACGGCTGTGAAGGATGACGAGGAGAGCCTTCCGTCCCCGGTGCTGTCGTCCGCCGCCGTCGTCGTGGCGCCCGACCGCGCCGTCACCCTGTTCACCGACGGCGTCGCGGGAGCCACCTCCTACTGCTGGTACCGGGGGCGCTACGGGGTCTATGGCTACGTCGGCAAGTCGAACGGCGTCCGGTTCCAAGATGAGGGCCAGGTCCCCAATTACTCCGACCGCCCGCCCAGCGCACGCGACCCGTTCGCCAGCAGCGAGAACCCGGCCGTGGTCGTCTACCACCAGCAGCGTCTGGTGATGGCCAACCAGCCCAGCTACCCACAGCGCGTGGTGGCCTCGCGCGTGGGCGCCCCCAAGAACTTCGACTACTCGTTGCCGCAGAAGGATGACGACGCCATCGACTTCACGGTGAGCAGCCGGCAGTACGAGGAGGTCCGCGCCCTGGTGTCGATGCGCCACCTCCTGGTGCTCACGGCCAACACCGAGTTCGCGGCGGACGCCGGCGACCGGCCCATGTCGCCCACCAACATCAACCTCGTGCCCGCCAGCTTCAATGGATGCTCGTGGCTGCGCCCGCTGGTGGTCAACAACGTGGTGCTGTACCTCCAATCCCAGCAGTCCACGGTGCGCGAGCTGGCTTTCGACGGCCAGCGCGGCGGCTGGGATGGCGGAGAGGTGTCCCTGGTCGCCAACCATCTGCTGGCCAGCGCCGGCCGGACCATCGTGGACTGGACCTTCCAGCGCCTTCCCTACCCCATCATGTGGGGCGTCCGCGACGACGGCTCGCTGGTGAGCATGACCTACTCGCGCGAAATGAACGTGGCCGCCTGGGCCAAGCACGACACCCAGGGGACGTTCGAGTCGGTCTGCTCCATCCCCGAGGGTTCGGAGGACGTGGTGTACGCCATCGTCCTGCGGAATGGCGTCCGGCAGATCGAGCGGTCGGCTAGCCGACAGGTTACGGACATCAAGCTGGGCTGCTTTCTGGACGCCTCGATCTGGCAGCACTCCGCCTCTGCCACCACCATCGTCACGGGACTGGCGCACCTGGAGGGACGGTCGGTTGTGGCGCTGGCCGACGGTATCGTCCGCGGCACCCTAACCGTGAACGGCGGGGTCATCACCCTCCCGGTCGCGGCCTCCGATGTCTGCGTGGGCTTGTCCTACCAGTCCGACATCGAGCTGCTGGACCTGGACCTCGACCAGCGGGACCGCCCCAGCGAGGTTCGCAACGTCTCCCGCGTCACCTGGGAGGTGGACCGCACGGCCGGGCTCTACTCCGGCGAGTCGCTGTCCGACCTGACCCCCTGGCGCGCCCCCCTTGGATTCACGGCCGCCACGCTCGGGCTCTACAACGAGCGCCTGGATGTGTCGGTGTCCAGCTCCTGGAACCGGGGCGGCCGGGCCGCCCTGCGGCAGTCGGACCCCCTGCCCGTCACGGTGCTGGGGGCTTCCCGGGAAGTGGAGGTCGGAGGCGCATGAGCGTTCACGTCGAGATTCACAAGGCCACCTTCGATGATGTGGTGGCCCTGGCCCCCAGGATGCGCCCCGCCGACGCCCTGGAGGTCAAGCGGGCCGCCGGGTTCTCGCCCATCAAGGCGCTAGCCGAGTCTCTAGCCGCCTCCGGTGGCCGGGCCTGGGCCACCTATTTCGACGCCGAGCCAGTCGCCATGTTCGGCCTGTGCCAGCCCGAGCTGCTTGGGCCCACCGCCATCCCCTGGTTGCTGACCGGCTACGGCGTCGAGAAGCACCCCACCACCTTCATGCGCCTGGCCCGCAGCCTGGTGGACAAGTGGGCCATCGAGTTCCCCACCCTCATCCAATTCGTGGATGAGGAGTACGTCCAGGCCCAGCGGTTCCTTCGGCACCTGGGCTTCACCATCTACCCGGCCGTCGAGCACGGCGTCGAGCGGGCTCCGTTCTGCCCGGCTGTGAGGTCGCGTCATGTGTGAACCCGTCTCCATCACGATGGGCACCCTTGCCCTGGTCGGCGGCATCGCCAAGGGCGTGGCCGACAAGGAGGCTGCCGACGCCAACGCGGCGGCCATGAAGCGCAACGCCGTCCAGGCCGAGCAGGCCGCGTCGGTGGCGCTCCAGCAGGGCGAGTCGGACGCCTCGCGAGTCCAGATGCAGGGCGAGGCCATCAAGGGCCAGCAGGTGGCCGGCTACGCGGGTCAGGGCGTGGACGTGTCCAGCGGCTCGGCGGCGCAGACAGTCCTGGATGGCGCCGCCATCACGGGCCTGGACCGCGAGGTGGCGCGCAACAACGCCCAGCGGGAAGCCTGGGGCCTCAAGACCCAGGCCGTCAACCTCCGGAACTCGTCCGAGGACGCCAAGGCCGCCGGGCGCATGGCGCTGGCCAGCGGCATCATCGGCGGCGTGGGCGGTGCGGCCAGCTCCGGGCTGAGCGGCCTCCAGGCCACAGGGTACTTCAAGCAGGGCGGCCCCAAGCCGCCCGGAACGGTGGTCTAGGACATGGCGTTCACCATCCCCACGCTCTCGGCGCCCCGTCTCGACGAGCGGTCCCAGCCGGTCGTGTTCGAGCAGGCCAACCATCAGGCCGGAGAGTTCGGCGCCTCCGTCGTCTCGGCCGCGGCTAGCACGGCTAGCAAGGTGGTCGACCAGTACCGGCAAATCCAGCTTGAGGAGAAGCGTAAGGCGGACGTGACCGCCGTGCAGGACGCCCTCAACAGGGAGCGCGACGCGAACGATTCCAACATGGAGTTCCTGCGCCGGCAGGAGGGCCGCAATGCGGCCGAGGCGGCGGAGGAGGTCTACAAGGACGCGGACAAGCGAGCCAAGTCGGCCTACGAGGGCCTGGCCAATGACGAGCAGAAGTCCCTGTTCACCCAGGAGGCGAACAAGGAGCTGTCGCAGATGCACCGCATCGGCGAGGCCCACGTTGGCCAGCAGATCGAGGTGGACCGGGACCGCACCTTCCAGGGCAGCCACTCGCTGTCCGTCCGCCGAGCCACGCGCGAGGCCCTGACCCCTGGGGTGGCCGAGGAGGAAGCCCAGAGCGTCAGGGAGCGGACGGCCATCTACGCCCAGGCCAAGGGTCTGGGCCCCGAGGCCGCCAAGTCGTTCGAGCAGCAGCAAGTGGGCCAGCTCTACTCCGCCCAGATTCGCACGCTGATGGGATTGCCCGGCGGGTTCGAGGTTGCGCTGGAACAGCTCAACAAGCACCGGGCCGAGCTGGGCGACGACCTCCCCGAGCTGGAGGCCAAGGTCGAGCACGTCGCGCGCATTGGCCGGGCCGACGTTCTGTCTCGCCGGCTGGAGACGCAGTTCACTCTGCCGAACAAGAGCCTCGACTTCACCGCCGGTAAGAAGGAGCTGGAGAAGCTGTTTCCCAGCGCCGGCCCCGACTTCGATGCGTCGATGACGGCGTGGCAGCATCGCGTGTCGGCCAACGAGAGCGGCACCAAGCTGGTGGAGAACCAGTATTGGGACAACGCCCTGGGGTCCTACCAGAAGTACCCGGACGGCACGTCCTACGACTCCTGGCTGTCGGCCAACCCCAAGCTAGATGCCGACCTGACCCCCGACCAGCGCCAGCGGCTCAAGAGCCTAGCCCGGGCCGAGCAGGCCCACAAGGAGTCCGGCGAGCTGGAGCCCTGGCAGGAGAAGAACTACCTGGGGCTGATGATTGACGTGGACCGCAACGCCGACCTATGGAGCGCGTCCGGCGAGGACAAGCTGTTCAAGGACGCGCGCTACTCCACGCTGCCCAAGCGGTTCCGCCTGGCAATCATGGGGAAGGTCGAGCAGGTTCACCGGGACCGGAACAACCCCGAGGCCATCCTCAAAAGCGTCGACCAAACGCTCCACGCAGCGGCCGTGGACGCGGGCGTTTTGTCCGAGGCCACCAAGACCAAGCCCTTCAACGCCTGGGACTTCCAGGACCAATACAAGTGGAAGATGCTCCAGGACAGGGTCGCCCCAATCCTGCTGGCGCAGAAGCGCGACCCCAAGAACGCTGGCCAGCGCATCACCAATGCCGAGGTCGAGGGCCTGGTTCTCGACGTGAACCGCACCTACAAGATCAAGGGCGGTGGCTCGCTGGGCTACTTCGACCGGGAGGGCACGGCCGACGAGGCGGCGCAGTCCGGCCTGCCGTCCATCCCCATCCTATCCGACTCCGAGGTGGAGGCGGGTCGCAAGGTCCAGCTCCTGCGCGGCCACTCGCCCGACGTGGAGCCCGGGTACTTCACGCCCGACGCCCTGCTAGCGGCTAACCAGGACTGGCGCAAGGTCCAGGGCGGGCCGCCTCCGCTGATGCGGGAGAAGATTCTCAAGGACGCCAAGGGTCGGCCCATGACCGAGGCCGAGATTCGGTGGGTCTACGAGAAGCAGCAGCTCCGCTACGCCCCCAAGCCGGCCGTGGACAAGACCGCTCGCGGCGTCTCCTACTCCCCCACCTACGGCCTGATGAGCAGGTAACGAGAACATGGAAACCCTCCCCGATTTCAGCGCCGCAATCTCCGAGCTGCCGCCCGTTCCGTCCGCCACCGTCCCCGTCCTGGGCGACCAGGGCGCGGCGCCGGCCAGCCCGTTGCCTGACTTCACCGCTGTCATTGGGGAGCTGCCGCCGGCCCGGCCGGTCGTGGACACCGCCAAGGACGAGGAGCAGCTTGCGCTCAACCTGCGCTGGCGGGTGGCGAACAACGACAAGGCTCCCGAGGAGCAGGCCGAGGTGCTGCGCCTGTCGTCGGCCCTGGGGTGGAAGCCCGAGGTGGTGGCCGCCGACCTGCCCGGCGCTCGGGGCGCGGTCGAAGCGCAGAAGCTGGACTCGTTCTCCGTCGTTCGGGACCACCCGGTCCTGGCCGGGTTCATCGGCGACCCCAGCAAGACGGCGCTGGCCCGCAGCGACTACGACCGGCTCTCCGCGCTGGAGAAGCTGACCGGCCGGGACGCCTACATGGCGGACGGCAAGCTGCAATCCGCCGTGCCCGGATTCTTTGGCCGGCTGTTCGAGGGTCGTCGGCTCAACACCGAGATCAAGCGGCTGACCACTCAGCTCGCGGACGGGACGGTTCGCGACCCGTCCTTGGGCTACGAGCAGGTGGCCACCGGTAAGGAGGTTCGGGTCCTGGCCCGCCAGCGCCCGATGACCGAGGCCGAGCACACCTCCATGTGGGAGCAGGTCCACGCGGCCGAGGCGAAGCTGACCGAGCTGGGGGTGTCCGGCGATACTCAGTTCCACGAGCATGACTACGTCCGCAATGCCCTGGCCAACGTGGCGAAGATTGCCGTCGACATGGGCCCGGAAATGGTCGCCAGCTCGATGTTGGGCCCCTTCGCCGCCATGTATTGGGGCGAGGAAATGCGCGGCGGGCTGTACCACCAGCTCCACGACGCCAAGCGGGCGGACGGCAAGACCGACCTCCTGACCGACCATGAGGCCAGCAATTGGTCGTTCTACGGTTCCATCCCCCTGGGCATGGTGATGAGCGGGCTTCCCAACGCCGTCGGCCTGGGGGCCGGCAAGGTCGCCATGAAGGTCGGCGCCGTCGAGCGGACGGTGGCCAGGATTGTGCCCAAGGCCATCGACCGGCTGATGACCGACCGCACCTTCGTTGGCGTGGCCGGCCATCTGGCCAAGGAGTATGGCGAGGCCCAGCTCCACGGCGGGCTCATCATGGGGCTCCAGTCCGGCATCGGCCAGGCCACGCTGGAGCTGGCCCAGGCTAGCCACGGCGAGGGGACGGACGGCAGGGTGATGGCCTCTTTCCTCCAGGGCGCCGTCCGTGGAATGGAGGACTTCGCGGTGATTTCCGCGTTCCGCCCCGTGGCCAACGCCGTTGGGAACTACGGCCGCTGGCGCCGCAGCGCCGACCTGGCCAGCACGCTCAAGGACATCGCGGACAACACCAAGAACAGCCGGATGGCGAAGGCCAGCCCCGAGGAATTCGACAAGCTGGTCACGCAGATGGGCCCGAACCAGACCGTCCACGTTGACGTGGAGGCCCTGTCCGAGCTGGCGCAGAAGGAGAACGTGGCGCCCCGCGAGCTGGCTAGCCGCATCGTGGGCGACAGCGGCGAGGCGTTCGACAAGGCCACGGCGGACGGCGCCATGCTGCCCGTCCCCTTGGGCAAGTGGGCGACGAACGCGGTGCAGAAGGGGCTCCACGAGCGCCTGGCCATGGACATCACGCCGGACCCCGGCTCCCCCACGCGCCGTCAGGCGCTCAAGGAGATGGCTGACGCCCAGGAGTTCCTGACCAAGCGGTGGGAGGAGCGGCAGACGGACGGCGTCCAGGTCGAGCTGGATGTCATCGCGGAGAAGATGCGGGCCGCTGCCACGCGCATCGGCAAGTCGCCGGCCGAGGCCGACACCTTCGCCCGCACCTTCCGCGGGGCGGTCGAGGTCGCAGCCAGGGAGTTCAACGTCTCCGTGGACGAGGCGGCTGTCAAGGTGCGCCTGCCCAGCCTGTTCCTGGAGGAGCTGTCCGGCAGCTCGTTCGGCGTGCTGGACGGGGCGACCCGCGTGGCCTCCGCCCGCAACGCCCCGGCCGTCCTGGAGCGCGCCCGCCGCGCCGCCGCTGCCAAGGCGTTCGACGAGCACCCGGCCGCCAAGGCGTGGGAGTTCCTGCGGACCGGCAAGTCCACCCCGGCCACCGAGCCGCTGCTGGCCAGGCTGCGCGAGCAGGCCGTGGCTAGCGGAAAGGCGACCGCTCCGAAGGAGCTGCTGGCCGAGATCGAGAAGGTCGCGAAGCGCGTGGCCAAGGCCGACGGGGGCGCGGAGCGGGGCCCGCTGGAGCGCCGCAGCGCCACGAAGCGCGTGGCCGTCCGCATCGAGTCCGACCCCGAGGGCGGGGCGGCTGTGCGGCTGCACGACGGCAAGGGCGAGGCGTCCCACTCCGTCCGCATCCCATCGTGGCTGGATGCCAAGGACTTCGCCGAGCACCGGGCCGCCTGGGAGCACACCTGGGCGGCTCTGGGCGGGGTGGACGCGCCGGAGCAGGCGCAGAAGCTGGTGTTCGGCTACATGAGGCCGTCCATCGAGGACGGAGCCGCCGGCCCATCGAAGATGGGCGTGATGCAGGCGTGGGCCGCCGGCCGGCTGACGCAGGGCCTGGGCGGGAGGGGCTACGCCAAGGTCCGCGAGGCCCTGGAGAGGTGGGCGGCCGAGCCCGAGGGTACCCGGGCCGCTGACCCCATCGACCCGCGCGCCTGGGGCGGCCTGCTGGCCAAGCTGCGCTACGACGAGAAGTGGGTGTCGTCGGGCAAGTTCGCCAACAAGAAGAAGATCGAGGCGTTCGACCGCTGGCACGCCAAGACCCAGGGCGAGCTGGACGTGAGCCGCGCCGACTACGCCACCCGGCCGCCCGGGTGGTACGGGAAGCCGGATGCCGTGGATGCTGGGGGCACCAAGGCTGCCGCCACCGAGGCGCTGCGGGCCAGGCTGACCGAGCTGAACGCCCAGGCGCGCGAGGCCGCCCTGGCCGGCGCCGAGGTGTCGCCCAAGCTGGACTTCGCCGAGGCCGCCAGGCTGCTGGGCAATGACTCCACCAAGCTGCCGACCGAGGCCGGCGGCCTGTCCGCCGACGAGCTGGCTAGCGTCATTGGCGCGCCCGACGGCGCCGGGTTGCTGCGCGACATGGTGGCCCGCAAGGACCGCCTGGCCTGGATTCGTGGCGAGGCCGGCAAGCCCACGTCGCTGGCGACCGAGGTGGCGAAGGAGCTGGGCGTTGCCCCGGTCGAGCTGCCTCGCGACCTTCTGTCCGACGCGGCCAGCAAGGCAAAGGTCGAGGTCACGGCCCCCGAGTCCGACGCCACCACCACCGTCTCCAGGCACGACGCTGAGCTGACGAACTTTCTGGAGCAGGCCAGCCTGGAGGGGGTCATCCTCACGCGCAAGGACGGCTCCATCCACTTCCGCAACCCCGAGTCCGAGGTCTGGATGTGGACCGAGGTGAACCAGGAGACGGACACGCTCGACGTGTCGCTGCTGGGGGTCGGGAAGGAGGGGTTGGCCGAGGGCTCCAAGGAGTGGAACGACCTTGTGGCCTGGGAGAAGGGCAAGGGCTACTCCAGCGCCCTCTACCTCAAGGCCCTCCAGATTGCCAAGCTGCACGGCCTGGGGATGCGCTCCGACCTGGGGCGCACGCCTGCCACCGAGCGGATGTACGAGCGGCTGAATGAGCTGGGCATTCCGTTCAAGCTGAGCGACGAGTTCATCGTGGACCGCTACGGCCTGACCGCCGAGCAGGTTGCCGCCATCGACGTGCCGGCCAAGTGGGCCGAGCTGCAAGCCCGCACCAAGGCCAACATCGGCGAGCTGCGCCAGAGCAACCGCGGCGCCATCCGGATGACCCTTGGTCCGGACGGCACGCCGCGCGACTTCATCATCCGCGCCCTGGCTGGCGACCGGTCCACCCTCGCCCATGAGTCCTCCCACTTCCTGTCCTGGTCGATGCACGACATGGCGCTCGACCCGGCCGCGCCCGAACGGCTCAAGGCCGACTACGCCGAGCTGTTGAAGTTCGGCGGATGGAAGGACGCTAGCGAGCGGCTGGCCGACAACCTGGAGCGCACCAAGCTGGGCGGCATTCCCGAGGCCAAGCGCACGGCTGCCGAGTCGAAGCGGCTGACCGCCCTGGAGGCCAAGGAGGAGCGAATCTCCCACGCCTGGGAGCAGTATCTGGCCGAGGGCAAGGCCCCCGCGCCCGAGCTGCGGTCGGTGTTCCGTCGCTTCCGCGAGTGGATGGGGCGCATCTACGGCTCCATTGAGGGTATCAAAAAGCAGTATCGCGACAATTACGGCCAGGAGCTGGAGCTGTCCGACGAGGTGCGCGGCGTGTTCGACCGGCTCATTGCCGTGGACCGCGCGGTCGAGCAGACCAAGGAGGGCCGGGTCGACTACGGAGCCTTGCTCAACCTGACGCCCGAGGACGCGGCGGCCATCGCGGAGCTGCGGCTCAAGACCGAGGACGAGGCCCGGGACCGGCTGGACCGAGCTAGCGCCGCTAGCCAGGGGCGTGCGGCCGGCGCCGGCGGGAAGCTGAATGCCGAGCGCGAGCTGATTCGCGTCTCGGCCACCCAGGAGTACGACGAGTCGCCCGGCGGCATCACCGAGCACTTCCTCCAGACGGGCACCCTCCGCAACAAGGAGGGCGAGTCCACCCGTCCCGCGCCGCTGGCCAGCCTGGGGCTGGTGGACGAGAGTGGCCGCACCATGCGGCTGCGCTACGCCGACGTGGAGGCGCTGGCTGGGCAGGCCGTGGCCGAGAGGTTGAAGGCCAAGGGGCTGACCCGCGACGCCGGCGTCCACCCCGACGAGCTGGCCCTGGCCTTTGGCTGGGACTCCGGCACCGACATGGTCCGCAAGCTGGCCGAGGCGCTGCCGCGCGAGCAGGCCATCGAGGCCGAGGTCAAGGCCCGGATGGAGGCGACGTTCGGCACCGAGCTGGAGCTGGTCACGGAGACGGTCCGCAGCGAAATGGCCCGTGCTACCCACGGACCCTCCGACTTGCAGGAGGCGCTGCGCGTCCGCGCCGCCCTGGCCCGCGAGCTGGGTCAGACCAAGGCCCGGCTCCCGGCCGGCGTCGTGCGCGGGGCGGTCGAGAAGGCCGTGGCCGAGACGAAGGTGGGCGACGTGTCCGGCGCTTTCCACCTGGCGGCCGAGCGCAAGTCGGCCAAGCAGGCGTTCGACCTGATGGCCAAGGCCAAGAAGGCCAGCTCCGGCGGACGCACCACGGAGAGCGACTTCCTCTACCGACAGGCCCAGCACGCCTGGGACGAGGTCATCCTCAACAAGCACCTCGTCGCGGCTAGCGAGTCGCTGACGGCCGAAATGGAGTCCGCCTGGAAGCGGGTGAAGAAGGCCGGCGGAAAGGACTGGAAGTCCAGCCTGGGCCACGCTGACATTTCGTACAGCGACGCCACCGACGCCATCCGGCTGGCCGCCGGGTTCGAGGAGGGCGCCAAGCCCGACGCCGGCGCCATCGAGCGCGCCCTGGAGGCCATGCGGCGTGACGGTGGGGACGTGTTCGAGGTGGATGGCAAGCTGCAAGCCGACGGCTGGAACGCGGACTTCATCCGCGAGCTGGCGGCCAGCCCCAAGGAGTGGGACGAGCTGACGGTCGAGCAGGCGCGTGAGGTCCACAACGCGGTCGAGAACATCAAGGCCGTGGCCAGCGGCAAGAACGCCATTACGCTGGCCGGCAAGAAGGAGTCCCGCAAGAACGTGGTGGACGCCACCGCCAAGTCGCTGGCCAGGTTCGGGGCGCGCGGCCTGCCCCGCGACCCGTCCGCCCTGTCCCCGGCGGCCAGGGCGGCCTATCTGGCCCGCAAGTTCATGGCCTCCATCGACTCCAACCTCACCGAGATCGAGGGCCTGGTCGACCAGATCACGGGCAATGACCGCACGCACCCGCTCTGGCGCTTCATGATCGAGGAGCGCCTGGTCGCCCAGGACAAGGAGCTGGCGCTTTCGGGCAAGTTCGCCCAGCGCATCCAGGACCTGTGGGACCAGCTCCCGCCCGAGACGGCCAAGCGGCTGCGCGAGGTGGCCGAGGGCGCCGGCAAGGAACTGCCCGTGCCCGACACCATGGGCATCCTGGCCCCGGACTCCCCGATGTCCATTGGCCAGCTCATCATGGTGGCGCTCAACATGGGCAACGAGGGGAACAAGCAGCGCCTCCTCGATGGCATGGGTTGGGACGAGGCCCAGGTTCTCAGGACTCTGGGCAAGCATCTGACCAGGGGCGAGCTGAGCTGGGTCCAGGGCGTGTGGACCGCGCTAGCCGACCTCTACCCGCTCATCGAGGAGACGCACATCGCGGACCAGGGGCTGCGCCCCGAGAAGGTGGCGGCATCCCCGGTCAGGCTGGTGCTGGCCGACGGCTCGTGGGTCGAGCTGGAGGGCGGCTACTTCCCTGCCCGCTACGACCCGCGCATCCCCAGCAAGCGGCCCGTGCCGCTGGGGGCGGTGGACGGCGCCGGCGCCCTTCGGGGTCCGGATGCCAGGCCCGCCAAGGTCGGGAACTCGCACGCCCAGCAGCGCGCCCGGGAGAACAGCGACATCCTCAACCTCGACTTCCACGTCGTTCCGGCGCACGTCTCCCAAGTGCTCCATGACGTGACCCACCGGCTGTGGGTCAAGGAGGCCGCGGGCCTGGTGATGGACCCCGCCTTCCGCTCCATGCTGCGCGGCACGCTGGGCCAGGAGTACGAGGCCATCTTCCCGTCCTACGTCCGCGCCGTCGCCACCAAGGGCGCGACCAGCGTGGCCGGCGACACGATGCGCGGCTGGAACGCGGTCTTGTCGTTCGCCAAGCGCAAGGCCACCCTGGGCGCCGTCGGGTTCAACCTGTCGGTCGCCATGGCCGACCTGACCAACCCGCTCCTGCCGCTGATGGCCGGCGAGGTGTCGGCCGAGCGCCTGGCTAGCGTCACCTCCCAGCTAGCCGCTAACTGGACAGACCTCCGGGCGTTCGGATTGGAGCACTCCATCGCGCTGCGGGCCAGGATGCACCACGGCTCGAACACCGGCGAGGCCATCGAGTCCATCGTCTCGCGCAGGGGCGCCAAGGGGTTCTACCGGGACATCGAGCACGCGGCTTACTGGATGATGGAGACGACGGACCGGATGACTGCCACGTCCATCTGGCTGGCCAAGTACCAGGGGCTCATGGCCGACAAGACGCTGGAACAGGCGCCCGAGGCACACGCCACCGCCGTCCGCGAGGCCGACGCCCTGGTCCGCAAGTATTTCCCGGCCAACGATGCGGCTAGCAAGGCCGCCCTGCTGCGGGACGAGAGGTTCTTTGGTCAGACCGCTTTCCTCTACGGCTTCGCCAGCAAGGTCTATAACTTCAACCGCCGGACCATCGTGGAGGCGGCCGACGCCTGGCGGGAGACGGGCGAGGGGGCTCCGTCCAGGGCCGCCGTCATCGGCCGAGCCATGCTCGTCATCGGAGCCCAGGCTGCGGTAATGGGAGTCGCCGGCGACTTCCTGGCTAGCCGTGGTCCCAAGAAGGACGACGACGCCAAGGGCGTGGCCAAGTGGGCGGTTGCCCGGATGCTCTCGACCATCCCCTACCAGCTCCCCATCATCAACTACCTGTCCCCGGGCACGGCGCGCGGCGGGCTGCCGGGCACGTCGCTGATGACCCGGCTCTACTCCGAGGCGAAGGGGGCGGCCACGGGCAAGGTCGGCGGCGTCGAGCTGGCGCTGGCCCTGGGGGCTGCGACGGTCGGTGGGATGGCTGGCTTTGGTCAGGCGTCCAAGACCGGGCGCTACATCGACAAGGGGCTCAAGCACGACTGGCAGCGCCACGGGGCCGGCTCCATCGCTAGCGGTCTGGTGTTCGGACAGAAGGCGTCCAGCGAGCTGGTGACGCCGCTCAACATGATGGAGGGCAAGTAGATGGATACGAGGGAGAGCAGCTTCCAGGTGATGACCCGTGGCCTGGCCCGCGAGGAGGCCCTGCCGGTCCTCAAGGCCGACGCCGAGCTGACCCAGACGCTGGCCGGTCGGGCGCTGTCCCAGGCCGAGGTGGCTATCTCCGCCGCCTCCCAGGTGGCCGTCGATGCAGCCGCCGATGCCACCGCCAAGGCCGCCGCAGCCCAGGCCGCCGCGGCCCTGGATGCCCAGGCGAGGGCGAACGCTGCCTCCACCGCCGCCATCGCTGCCGCGGCAGCCGACGCCACCGCCAAGGCGGGCGCCGTCAACGCCACGCTGACCCGGCTAGCCAGCGACCTCAATAACGACGACGTGCTGACCCCGGTGGAGAAGCTGGCGACCAGGCTGCTGTGTGACGCCCTGGCGGTCGAGCAGTCGGGACTCAGCGCCCAGGCAGCCGCCTTCTCGATTACGGCCGAGAGGACGGCCTACAACGCTGCCATCACGGCCCTGGCTAGCTTCATCACCACGAACGGGTGCTGGACGGACATGGGTGCGAACACCGCATTCGCGACCGGCGGCGGCGCGACCTTCCGGACCAACATCCAGACCGCCCTCACGACCAAGCAGACCCTCCTGACAAAGATCGCCACGCAGGCCAAGGCGTTGGCCGAGCAGACGGCCTTCCTGGACGCCGGAAACCAGGCCCTGGCGGCGCAGGAGGCAGCCATCGCCGCGGCTGCGCTGGATGCGACCGCCAAGTCCGGGGCGGTACAGGGCAACCTGGACACGCTCAACACCAGCCTCAACAGCGACGACATCCTGACGCCCGTGGAGAAGTCCTCCACGCGCCCAATCTGCGATGCCTTGCTAGCCGAGAAGTCTGGGCTCGTGGCGCAGGCTACGGCGTACAGCATCGTCGCCGAGCGGGACAGCTACGACGCCGCAGTCACCGTGCTGGCCAGCTTCATCACCACCAACGGTTGCTGGACGAGCATGACCAGCTACACAGCGTTGGCGGTCGGGGGCGGCTCGACCTTCCGCACCAACATCCAGTACGCCCTGACGACCAAGCAGGCCCTCCTCACCAAGCTGGCGATGCAGGCCAAGGTGCTGGCCGAGGCTACGGCCGCGTCCGACGCGACCTACAAGGCCGGTCTGGTGCAGGGCCAGCTCACCACGCTGACCAACGCCCTCAACAGCGACGACATCATCACCCCGCCCGAGAAGCAGGCTATCCGCCCCATGTGCGATGCCCTGGCTAGCGAGCAGAGCACCCTCGACGCTCAGGCCACCAGCTTCGGCATCGTGGCCGGCTGGGCAGCGCGGAATAACTACGACGCGGCCGTGGCCACCCTGGGGGCCTACGTCTCGACCTGGGGCCTGTGGACCAGCATGACGGCCCAGACCGACCTCCAGTCCGGCGGCGGCGCCCTGCTGCGCGGATACATCCAGTCGGCCCTGACGACCAAGCAGGCGCTCCTCAACGTCATCGCGGCGCAGGCTAGGGCTCTGGCCGAGGCCACCGCCGCCGGAGACGCCACCACCAAGGCCAATGCTGCCAACAACGCGGCACAGGCCGCCGCGATGCTCAAGTCGGCGTGGCTGGCCAACGTCAACGACACCACCATCAGCGGCGCCAAGATCACGACCGGCACGCTGGACGCTAACGCGATCAACGGCAATGGCATCGCCACAACCACCTATACGGAGGACGCGACTACCCACGCTCCCACCGCCGGCGTGAAGATGCTGACCCCGGCGGCGGTGCTGGGTATCGCCGATTGGGCAGCTAGCACCAATTACGCTCAGTACGCCATCGTCAAGGTGTCCGGCACTAGCCGAATGTATATCAAGACCAACGCCGGGACGCACGCCAGCGGCACCGCCGCGCCCACCACCTACGGCACCGACATCGCCGACGGAAGCGTGGTGTGGATGTCGTACAGCCCGCTGCGCGTCGGGCCCGGCGGCATCACCATCAAGGGCTTCCTGCTCGACGAGTCCACCGCCGTTGCGACCCGGATGCTGGACCGCACGAACATGGCGGCAGACATTGGCTGGTACAAGGGAAACTGCAACACGAGCCCAACGTATCTCAGCGGAGCCCCCAACATCAGCCGGCTGTTCATCCAGGGCGTCAATAACTTCACCACCCACGGCAGCTTTTCCATCAACCTGTTCCTGCGCCCCAGCGCCCTGTCGGACAATCTCGACGGGATGCGCTACGCGAAACTGGACCTGTACCGGGGGAACGCAACCGCCGCCACGTTCATCCAGACCTCCTATGTGCCGTTGTCGGACCGGCTATACGCGAACACCACAACCCACACGGCGACCAGCAACATATCCGCAGCCTCGTTCTTCTGGCAGAACGACGTGGTGTCGGGGATTATCTCCACCAACGACCCGCGCTGGTTCCTGTTCGTCACTATCTACAACGCCTATGGCCCCTCCGCGAGTGCGTGGTTTGTTCCGCCGTCCGGCCTAGGGGCCGACTGGACCCAGCAGTCCACGGCTCCGTATACCGGCGGCGGCTCCGGCGGAGGCGGAGGCGGTGGTGGTGGCGGCGGTCGCGGCTACTACACCCCGTAGGACATGACCATGACCGACCCCATCATTGCTGAGCTGGTGCGCGACGAAGGCGTCCGACTCAAGCCGTACCGCGACACCGTGGGCAAGCTGACCATCGGCGTGGGCCGCAACCTCGACGACGTGGGTGTCTCCCAGGCCGAGGCCGAGTTCCTGCTGGCCAACGACGTGGAGCGCACCAGGGCGGACCTAGACCGGGCCATCCCCTGGTGGCGCGGGCCCTCGCCCTGGAAGCCGGTGGACCCTGTCCGCCAGCGCGTCCTGCTCAACATGGCCTTCAACATGGGCGCGGACGAGGTGGCGCGCTGGCCAAACTGGCTAGCCGCCGTCCAGTCCGGAAACTACGAGGCCGCTTCCGACTCGATGCTCAAGACCCTCTGGGCGCGCCAGGTGGGCGTCCGCGCAAACCGTCTGTCCGAAATGATGCGGACCGGCACTTCGTAACTCCACAGGAGGCAAGCCGTGAACCTTCCGATGTTCCGTAACTCGCTCGGCGAGCGAGATTTTCTGCTGACGGCCTCGGCCCTCTGCCTGGCCACCGTGCTCGTCAAGGCGCTGGCCAGCGGCGTGGTCGTGTCCGGCGTCAGCCTGGGCGCCTTGGACCCCGCGATGGTGGCGGCGCTGCTCGCGCCGACCTTCACCGCCTACACCGTCAAGCGGGTGGCCATCGCTGGCCAGGCTGCGGCGGCGTCCCCGTGACCGAGAAGATGATCGTGGCCGTGCTCGAACACGGCCTGCTGTCCATCGCGTTCGCTGTCGCCTACTGGTACGCCACCCCGCACCTCATCAAAAAGACCCTCTCCAACGGAGGTGGCGCCATCATCCAGGGCCACATCAAGCTGGCCAACGCAGAGCAGTCCATCGAGACGGCCAAGGTCATCGACTCCGCCATCGTCGCCCACGAAGGCCGAGAGGCCAGGATGTACGGCTCCACCTCCGAGGCCCTGGTCCTGGTCCGCGAGAACGTCGCTGCCCTGGGTGCCAAGCTGGAGGCCCACCTGGCCCGGCGGCCGGCGTGACCACATCCCTGGTGTTCCTGGCCTTCCTGGTGGGGTGCCTGACGACCCTGGCGCTGGCCGGCCTGGGCTGGCTAGCCATCGTCTGGTCGCAGAGCCAGGCGACCGAGGCCCAGGCAGGAGACGTGGGCGGGGGCGGCATCCACCAGGACCCCGACGCCGAGTGGGTCGAGGGAAAGCGGGCCATGGGCTTCCGAGCCACCTGACCCCGTTGACCAGCCGTTGACCACGACCACGCCTCCTGGGCTTTCCCGGGGGGCGTTTTTCTTTGTGGTTGCGGGGAGGGCCGCAGGACTGTTGGGGGAGCCCCAAGGTTTCCAGTCGTGCCAGATAAGCCGCTCCTGCACCTCTCCTTATTGGTTTTCCTGCTTTTCATTTACGGCCGTTGACCACCTGTTGACCACGGCCCCCCGAGCGGGTAGAGTGTTGACCATGACCACCCCGCTCCCTGTCGGATTCGTCCTGCCAAGGCCCGAGGACAAGTCGTACCTCGACACCATGGCCAGCCTGTTCACCTGCGTCCGCTGCCACCACGATCTGGCCGACCATGGCCCGGCCGGCTCGGTGCCGCCCAGCAAGTCCAAGTGCCAGTCCCTCGACTGCCCCTGCTCGCGCTTCATGCGCGAGGGCGACACGGAGTAAGCCATGCCCTTCGTCAAGGTCGAGGGCTGGAGCGGTCGCGTGTGGGAGGACGCCAGAGGCACGCGCACCTACTACATCAGGGAGGTTCGGGGAGGCAAGCGGTTCCAGTTCTCGACCGAGTGCTCGACCCTGCGCGCGGCGCTCAAGGAGCACGAGCGGTTCGACGCCGCACCCGAGACGTACCAGCCCCCGTCGAAGCGGCAGCGGCTGGAGCTGACCGACCAGCTCATCGAGGACTACCGGCTGTGGTGCCGCAGCGACACCGACTCCACCGACACGCGCTGGATGGACGCCAAGGTCCGCTACCTCAAGTGGTGGCAGGGGAAGCTGGACGGGAGGGCGATCAACGCCGTCCGGCTAGCCGACCTGCTGGCGCTGCTCCGCGGCTCGACCAGCCGGCGGGACCGCATCGTCACCATCAAGCACCTCTACTCGTACCTCCGGCAGACGGACAGGATGCGGGCCAGCGATGACCCGACGCTGGAGGCGCTGCCTGTTCCCCAGGGCAGGCCGGCCCAGGACGCCGGGCCGTCCAAGGTCATCCCCGAGGCCGACTACCGGGCGGTGCTCCCGCTGCTCCCGCGCCAGGTCCAGCTCGCGTGCCGCATCATGGCGGCCACGGGCTGCCATCTGTCCGAGGTCATCCGGTTGGTCGAGAAGGGGACGGTCGAGGCTGGCGTCGGCGACGAGGACGTGCTGGGGTTCGCCCACAAGGGCGGCCACACCCACCGCGTCGCGGTCCCGGTCTACATCGGCGAGGCGGCCCGGGCGCTCAAGGCGCGGGGGCTGGATGGCCTCTCGCGCGAGACGTTCTACAAGTCCATCAAGAAGGCGTGCGACGCGGCCGGCGTCGAGCGGTGGACCCCGGGCCGGTTCCGCCACACCTTCGCGACCAACGCCATCAAGGCGGGCGTCCTGCCGGCCGAGGTGGCGCTGCGTCTGGGTCACAAGGGGACGGCCACGACCTTGGGCTGGTACGCGACGACAGCCGTGGCCCCGATGCTGGCCAGCGGCAGCTACGAGTCAGCCCCGGCCGACGAGCCGAGCGGCGCGGCGCAGGGCCAGGGCTCTGGCCCGCAGCTTGCGGGCGTCGGCTAGCAGCCGGCCAGCCTGGGCGTGGAGCTGGGTCACGAGAGAGGGCGCGGGCCGCTTGGCCTTCGCCCTCTTTCTCTTGGCGGCGCGAGCCTTCTCCAGATTGGCGGACAGCTTGGCCCTCAGTTCCGGGGTCATGTGTGCCTTGGTCATGGCACTAACCTATCCAAAATTCGTCCGTATGAGAATACTCACATGAATCATGGCGAGGCCCGTGTTAGCTGACGGTGGCCACCCGCCGGCCACCGAGGTCCACCTAAGCATGACGACAGCCCATGAGTCCGTCTCCTGGACGCTTCCCCAAGGACACCCCATCCTTTGCGCTGACTTCACCTCCCATCTACCCCAGGCGCTGGTCTACGAACGGATGGCCCGCGCCGTCGTACAGGATGGAGACGGCCGGGTGTCCATCCTAATGCGGATGTCAGAGGACCCTCCCGACCCCCTGCTGGCTAGCCACGCCGAGGACGCCTGCTCCCCGTTTGCGTCCCAGATCGTCCGGGTGGCCGCGCTAGGTCCGGCTCACCCCAGCACCATCGAGCTGCTGAATGGACTGTGCCAAAGCAGAGGCCCCGACTTCCTCCGCTACTTCGCGGAGGAGGCCGAGGCCGTTGGGTGGCTGGTGGGTGAGGCTGCCAACGACTCTCGCCCCTCAGTTCCGTGCGAGCGGTGCCGTCACGAACCTCTCTGAGTCAGGTCCATGCTGGCCATCACCAGGACAGCGATGGCGGCTAGCGAAACCAGGCTGCCCACGAGCCATCCCCACTCCAGGCACATGACCAACCAGGACCCGACGAACAGCGCGGACAGGAACAGCAGAGGCGCGTTTTGCTGGCTCACAGGCTCTCTCCTCGCAGCTCGGTACGGACGATGCGCGCACCTGACTTTGTAATGGTCAGCTCTGCGATGGCGGGGTCGGTGGCCAGCAGCTTCTGAATCTGCGACACCAGCGCCTTGAGCTGCTTGACTATGTCGCCGTCCCGGTGCGGCAGCGGCAGAGGCGCCGGGGTGAGGCTGGCCCCCGACTGCGAGAGCTGGAGCGCCTGGCGCTTCAACCGGTATAGGTTCCCGATGTTCATGGGCGGACCCTTCTTGCCGGTCAGCACTCCGCTAGTCAGGGCGTCTTGAATCTCGTCTCCCGTGGCATCTGGGTGCGCCACGCAGAACTGGAGGACTGCGTTGTGCCTCTCCTCAATCTCTCGTCGCTTTAGCCTCTCAGAAGTACGCGCCATGACCGCCCCCGGTGCGTGAATGGATGCTTACGACAGGCATCCTCACACGCACCGTGGGTCCATGTCAACCAGCTAGCCCGTCAGGGCCAGCGCCTGCTCCACCGTCTGGACGTGCTGCACCTCGCGCAGCCAGTAGAAAATGGGGCATGACAGCGCCGGGTCAGCGCCGCCGGCCTGCCCGCCGACCACCACCACCTTGACGCCGTGGGCCAGGGCGGCGCCCAGCTCCACGAAGGCGCCGCGACAGGTGGGGTCGTGGAGCAGGATGAACCAGTCGGCGTTGACCACCCCGACCATGTCGGCCTCGGCGCAGCGGGCGAAGTGCTGGTCCCTGGCTAGCTGGCTAGCCCCGTCCATCGAGTCCTCGTCCGTCCAGTCGTGGGTGATGATGTCCCCACGCTCCCTGAGCTGCGCCATGACGGCCTTGACCTCTCCGCGGCGGGACCACTTGCCGGCGACGTAGACGAGAGCCATCACGCCCTCCCGGCCGCGCCCGTGCGGAGCAGGGCGTCGGAGAGGGCGGAAATGGACTCGCGGTTGCTCCGGACCTTGGCGGCCAGCTCGTCCAGCTCAAGCTGGGCGTCGGCGAGGCCGGCCCGGTGGCCGTCGACCCAGCAGGCCAGGCAGGCGAGAGTGACGCCGGACAGCAGCAGGAAGATCACGGCGTCACCGTCCCTGCCGGCACGGCCTCGACCTTTGCGCCACGGGGCAGCGGCGCCCCGGCCTCGCGCTCCAGCTCCTCCTGCAACAGCGCCAGCGCGCGCCACGCCACCTTGGCGCTGTGCCGCTCGCCGTCCGTGTCGACGGTGCCGCGCTCGACGAGGTGCCGCACGATGCAGTCGGCGTGGTCCGTCGACTTCCCCCGGGCGTGGTGCATGGGCTGGCCAGCGTTGTGCTGGTCATTGCCCTTCTTGGAGACGGCGGCGACGGCGGCGAGCGCGGCGGGGAAGTAGTCGAGCAGGCCCCGGACCATCGGGATGTTCTTGCGGTCGGCGGCGCTGGTGGGCAGCACCGCGCTGGCCAGCACCTCGTCGATGATGACCTGCACCTGGGGCCGGGCCTTGCGCTTCTTGGCCTTGGCCTTGAACATCGTGCAGGGGCCGGAAATCGTGGCGACGTGGTGCTTGGAGACGAGACAGGGCTCGAACAGAGCGCCGGGGAAATGGGTGCAGCGTCGGCAGTCGCGGTCAGGCAGGCTCACTTAGGCTCCTTCGTGGTGGTGGTGGGTGCATCGGTGGGACGGCACTCGAAACGCTGGCGGCGGTTGGTGGTGTTGGAGTCGCGGATGACTATGTCGAGCATCCGAACGACGTGAGCCTGGGCGGGCGCGACGGGGGGCGGCTCGCGGTTTCCGACGACGAAACCCACGGCACCGGCCCCAACCATGAGCAACAGCACGAGGAGCAGGGTGGCTAGGGCCTCGGAGCGCGTCACGGCCCCACCCCCTCGTCCTCGTCCTCGTTGCGCGAGTCCGGCCCCGGGCACGGGCAGTCGGCGTAGTGCTCCTCGTGCAGCTCGCACCACGGCTCGCCGCAGTCCCGGCACACGTCCATGTCGTGGGCGCTGCGGACGGGCAGGCTCCAGTCGATGGCGCTCATGCGACCCCCAGCGGCGCGCCGGGGCAGTCCCCGCAGTCGAAGGGGGCGACGGCGCCGAAGTAGGAGAAGCGCCGCAGGCACTTCTGGCAGACGGCGACCTTGAGCTGGAGGGCCGGCGGCAGCTCCACCTCCACGTCGGGCGCACCAACCACCACCTCGGGCATGGACGTGCGGACCTCGGAGCTAGCCGGGTCATCGCCGCTAGCCAGGGCGGCGGCCACGGCCTGGGCCATCTGGAGGGCGGCCACGGCCACCGACTGGAGGCCGGCTTGCAGCTCGACCAGCTCGGCGCGCTTCACGCGGCCACCGCCTTCGGGGCCTGCCGCCTGGCGTAGCGGGCGCGGTACTGAGCGTTCTGGCGGACCCGGCGGGCCTCCTTGCGCTCGGGGGACAGGTTGGCGTGCCAGCGGCGGGACCGCTGGGCGTGCGTCAGGCGGGGCCGGTCGAGGTGGATGCGCTGGCCCGTGATGGCGGCCAGGATGCGGGTCGCGGTGCTGGGCCGGATGCTCTGGCCGGACAGCAGGCCGGCAACGACCTCCCGGTCGGCAGCGGGCAGACTGTCCAGCGCCCGCTGGCCAGCGGCCCGGTCCTGGGCCGACTCCAGCAGCTCGTCGGCGCTGGGCGAGGGGTCGGGGTCGTTGGCCCCCGTCACCATGTCCTCGCCGTCGCCGGTGATGCCCCCCATCGTCGACTGCATGGCCTGAGAGCGGGCAGCGCGGAACTTCGTCCGCCCCATGCGCCACGACCCCAGCGTCCAAGCGAAGGCACCGAACTCGCAGCCCCGGGTCGCGTCCCACTTCGACGCCGCCTCCATGAGCGCCATGACGGCGTCCTGATAGGCGTCCTGCCAGTCGGGGCCCCGGTCACAGCTCAGCCGGCGCGTGGCCAGCGCCTCGGCCAGATGCAGGTGATTCGAGACGAGCTGGCGCTGCTCGGTGGTGAGGGCAGGGAAGTCGGCTAGGGGGGCGAAGTCGTGCATGGGGTGTAGTCCTTTGGGGGGTGGGTGACTCTTTCGGGGGTACGTTCTACGATATCGGCTCGTTACTGTCAATGCCCTATCGTGAGAATTACGCGGCACGGTACAGCCGCTCCACCTCCCCAGCCTCTCGCTCCAGCGCCTCGGCCTTGGCCAGAGAGCCCTTGGACTCGGACCCCTTCCCTGCCAGCAGCTCCGCGAGAGAGCGCAGGCTGGCAGCCTTGCGCCTGCTCTGGGCGGCCCGGCGGAACGCAGCCTCCCGCACCTCGGGGCGCTCCAGCCTCTCCAGCTCCCGCAGAACATCCGGCGGGACCGGGTAGCTCTTGAGCGTGCAGTCGACGACGGGGAGGCGGCCTTTCTTCTTGGCCCTGGCGATTACGGCCTCGTCCCACTCATCGCGGATGCGGGTCCACTTCTGACGTTCTTCCGGGGTCACAACAATTACCTCCCCATCCCGCCACACAAACGAAGAAGCCCCGGGGTATGCCCGGGGCTTCGTTGTGAGACTGGCTTGCTAGCCGGCTAGCCGACGTGGCCCTGGATGTGCGGGTCCTCGCTCGTGCCGTGGACCCACCAGCGATTGACCGGGGCCAGCGCGCCGCAGGCGTGGCACCGGACCATGAGACAGCCGGCGTGCTCGACGATGACTCCGCCCTGGACCTCGACGTTGCGCCCGCTGCTGGCCAGCCGCTTGCGCTTGGTGTTGGCGCCGGCGTTGTAGTTTCGGCCCATTGGCTAGAACCCCTCCCCCCTCGCCTTCATCCGGGTCCGCCAATAGTCCGCGCCCGGGAAGTTGCCGGCCGTGGCGCTGGGGACGAGCTGGAGGTAGCCCAGCTCGCAGCGCGGGCAGCCCTCGGGGTAGGCCCGGCTAGCGATGGGCCGGACCTCCTCGCGTATGCGCTTGCAACGGTCGCAACGGTAGGTGTAGGTCGGCATTATGCGGCCTCCAGGATGAGCGACCCGCTGCATGGGGAGGTGTGGGCCACGGTTGACTGAGCCGTGGGGCGAGGGGGCCCATGCAGTAGGTCGTAGGTCCACTTCTGAAAGCGGTCCATCGACCGCATGATTTCTCGACGCTCCCCCACCGACTCACAGGTCCGCAGCGGGTGGTGACGCAGGTTGGAGCGGGCCAGTCCGGGGTGCTTGAGGGCGTTCTTGGCCTTCTTTTTCGAGCCCGACTCCAGCGCCAGCACGGCGAAGGTGACGAGCTGGTAGCCGACCTTCGCCCACCTAACCGCCGACCGCTTGCCGGCCGGCAGCGCGACCCCAGCCAGCACGGCGCACGGCGGGACCGGCTGACTGGTGATGCGCTCGACGGCCTCCCGCAGCCTGGCCGGCAGCTCGGGGTGGTCGAGGTCGTAGCCGACCTGTCGAGCCCTGGTCAGCAGGTCCGGGGCCAGTCGCGGCTCCGACAGCGGACAGCGCGGGATGACCCCCTCGATGCCGATATCTCGCAGCACCAGGGCATCCAGCTCGTCCGTCTTTTCGACCCCTGGGTGCCAGTCCCGGCGGCGGCACATCGTCCGTCGCGGGTCGATGGGGTAGAGTTCGAGCCCGCGCAGCTTGGCCGTGGCGATGAAGGCGGCCCTGGACTGCGAGCGGAAGGCGTAGACCGACCGCTCCACAATGACGCGGGCGCCGCTCGGCATCTCGGCTAGCGCGGCTAGCGGGTCGGCGTAGTGGCGGGTTGAGCCGTCCGGGTAGCAGGCGACGGTCTTGCCCGCCCGCTCCCCGGTGTCGAGGCCGATGATAGTGCGCTCCGTCGAGCCCAGCGGGATGCAGGGGCCGACCTGGGTGGTCGGGTCATTCGGGCCGCTGGGCTCGACGGAGGTGGGCGGGGGCGGAAACGGAGGGCCGCTGGCATTGGCCAGCGGGTGGGTTGGGCCGCCCCCAAAGTGAATGGATATCTGCGTCATGGTCTAGCCCATGGCCGCTTCGATGATGGAGACGTTCCTGGACACGGTCTGGGCAGACACGAACAGCCCCCAGCCCAGGTCCAGCAGCTCGGCGTCCAGGCGGACCGGCCTCATGTAGCCGGGCTCCTTGGTGGGCGCGTGGATGAGCACGGCGCCCCGAACCTCGATGCCCTTTGTCTCGGCCAGCAGCGTCCGATACGCCGCCATCTGCGCGCACTCCTTGGCGCCGACCATCGACCCCGTCTTGTAGTCGAGAATCCACGGCGCCATCCCGTCGCCCATGTCCAGCTCGACGCAGGCGTCCAGCGTGCCGCCGAACTGGAACTCCTCGCTGATCATCGGCTCCTCGGCGATGATCGTCCTGGGGTTGTTCTGCAAGCACCACAGGCGAATGGCGCCGTAGCTGGCTTGCAGCTTGGACCACGCCTCGCCGCTGGCCAGCGCGGGCTTGTCGCCGTCGACCAGCTCGCCCGGCAGCTTCGTCTCGCACAGCTCGTGGAGCATGGTGCCGTGGTCGCCGGCCGCCTGGCGGACCTTGCGCCAGTCCTCGCCGGCGCGGGCCAGCTTCGCGGCCCAGGAGCAGAGGATGTCTCCGTCCATCGTCTGGATGGACTTGAGGACGGTGGTGACGCCGGGGACCTTCTTTCCGGCGGCGTTGCGGTAGCCCAATGCGGGACGTGCCATATCAGTTCTCCTTGGGTGGGGTGTCGAGCAGGGGTAGGTGGCGGCGGGCGCCGTCCGTAAAGGCACGGTCATGGCGGTGGAGCGCGGCGTCCACGGCGCGCAGCGCGACCTCGGGGTCGTCGGTGAGGAAAAGCTGCCAGCAGGCCAGGAGGGCGACCTGTTCCAGCTCATCCCTGTCGTCGGCCGCTGTCCCCCGGGCGGCCCACGCGGCGTCGGCGAGCAGGGAGCGCAGCCTGGCGTCATGCGTCCGCAGGTACTCGGCTAGCGCCCGCTCCTTGGGGTCCTTCGAGTCCGCCAACTTCTTCGCCGCCTCTCTAATCAGCTTCACGACTCAGCCTCCTCGGTGAAGAACACGCGCTGCGTGGTGGACTCGGCTGCGGCTAGCGCCGGATGCGCGCTAGCCGGGACGAGCGGGAGCTGACGGACGGTCAGCGGACGGAACGGCAGGAGGTCGAGCTGGCGGGGCACCCCGGCGTAAGCGATGGGCCGGGTGGACAGGACGTTGGTGGGCAGTCGCTTGCGGTGCCATTCGGGCGCGAACCGCTCCAGCTCAGCCACCAGCTTCGGGGTGCCCAAGGGCATCAGGCCGGACGCCTTGCAGAAGGCGCGGTAGACGGCCTGGAGGGCGGCCGACGAGATAACGTCGCCCTGCTCGGGGATGTGGATGTGGACGTAGGCCGGTCCGGACTTCTCGTGCTCGGGCACGTTGGCGATGAACGCCGCATCAATGGACGAGCCGCGCACCGCCTCGACGAACGCCTCCACGCTGGACCGGCTAGCCTCGGCGGCGGCGTTGCGGGCCGCGTTGCGGTGAGGCGTCATGGCCAGGTCCACATCCACCGGGTAGGCCAACAGGAAGGCCAGCAGGCCCGCCAGCTCCGCCTGGCCAGCGTCCGACCAGTCGTTGGTGGCGCGGTCGAACAGCGCCGCGGTGCGCGCCAGGTAGCCGGTGTCGGGCTCGGCCATCTGGCGGAACAGCGACCACCGCTGGTCCCCCTGCCCCTCGACCAGCACCGGCAACGTCTGGTTCGACGTGCAAATCATCTTGATGGCGGACTTGACCGGCAGGGCGTTGGCGCCCTTCGCCTCCATCACCAGCTCAGGCTCGCCGGTCAGGTACTTGAGGTTGGCCGTCGCGTGGCTCACGTCGGCGGACTGAATCTCGGCCACGCTCACAAACAGCTTGGTGACGAAGTGCGAGGTGAACCGGCCGGCTAGGTCATCGTTGCGGATGGCGGCGCTGTTCTGCCTGCCCATCAGCTCGGACATGACCCGCACCAGCAGCGACTTGCCGGTTCCTTGGGCGCCGTAGAGCACGGGCACCGTCTTGAGGCGGCGGGCCGGGTTCTGGACGGCAAAGGCCATCCAGTTCATCAGCCACCGCTTGCCACCGTCATCCCCGTCGGCCAGGAAGGACAGCACCTCGTCCAGCACGTCGAAGGGACCGGCCTTGGGCTGGATGGCCGGAGGGACGTAGGTGTTGAGGACCAGCCGGCCCTGCGCGTCGATGAACGACGCCGGCCTGCCGGGCGCGCACTCGACGGCCTTGGCGTAGGGCACGCCGCCGTCTGCCAGCATCTGGGCAGCCGCCTTGGCCTTGACCCCGCTAGCCACCAGCAGCTTCTTGGCCGCGCCCTCGGTCAGCGGGTTATGCAGCGCCCACGAGCCATCCACCTCGCGGGCGACGTAAGCCTGCATCCGCTCCACCCACGCCAGCGGCATGGTGGGCAGCTCCTTGGGCGGGGGAGCGGCGGGGACCGGGGCCACCTCGCGGTCCCGGTCGAGGCCGGCGCCAAGGACGGCGTCGGAGTTCAGAATGGCGCGGGCCAGCTCGTGCTCGTCCCAGGGCGGTGTGGCTAGCCGGTCGTTCCAGACCAGCAGCTCCTCCAGGGCGTCGGCGGGGTTGCGGGAGAACTCCTTGGCGCGGAAGGCGGCCTTCATCATCACGGCGTTGCCGCCGGCCCCCTGCACGCTGGGCTCGTCCAGCTTGTCCATGTAGGCCCGGCGCCGCTTGCCGTCCATGTCCAGGTCCTCGGGGCGGGTCAGGGTGCGCTTGCCGGAGGCGGCGCCGAACGTGAAGGTCGGCTCGGACCGCGGGCCGGCCAGCAGCTCCAGCCACTCGGCCGGCAGCTCGGCCATCGGCTGCAATCCGTAGCGGGCGTCCGACCAGGCGTAGGCCACGCCGTCGATGACGGTGGGCGGGAGCACGACCTGTCCGCCGGTGCCGCGCACGTCAATGCCGGGCCCCAGCTTGCTCACGCTGTTGCGGACCTCGACGCCCAGCGGGATGCGGTAGAAGTGATGCGACCCGCCGCTGGGGGTGTCGCTGGCCAGCGTGGTTGGGAGCGGCGGGAGAGAGCGCAGGCTGTCGTAGCCGTTCACGCCCTCCCGCACGTCCACGTCGATGACGATGAACCCGTGGGTCACGGTGCCGACGCCGGACCCGGCGGGCGCCGCGTCGAAGGCGGCTCGCAGCTCGGCCTCGGTCTGGTTCACGAGGCGCTGCCACCCGCTAGCCAGCGGCATCTTGCTGTTGGCGCGCTCGACGATGGGGTGGAAGCCAAGCACACGCAGGGCGAGAGCGTCATCGGTCAGCGACACGGGTGCTCCTCGGGAAATGGTGGGGATGCCGGGTGCAGCCTCGGACCGTAGTGGGGCCGCTTGGATGGGCCGCCCGGCGGCGGCCGTTCTGCGCTGCTGGGTGCGGGGACCGCTTCACCCCGCTCTAGCCGCCCAGCGCGGCGTTGACTGATTGCTGCCCGTCCAGCTAGATGACGGGGGTGAAGGCGAACGTCTCCTGGGCCTGGACCGAGCCCACGGCGTTGAGGTAGTAGCGGCCGACCACCTCGCGGTCCTCCTCGTCGATCTCGTCCAGCTCCTCGACGTAGAGGTTGCCGCACTCGTCCCGGGTGACGTAGACGAAGGCCGGGAACGGCTTGACCGGCTCCCTCTCCTCCGCCTGCTCGAACCGGTGGGCGTACCAGCCGCCCTCCTCGCCCCGGTCGTTCTTCACGACCAGCTCGCCGTTCCGGAGCCCCATCCCGAACAGGCCGTGGGTGTCGCGGATGCCGGTCACGGTGTAGACCTCGCCCTCGGCGAGCATCGGGCGCCCGGTGGTGGTCCCCATGCCCTGCTTGACCCGGACCTTGTCGCCGACCTGGAAGTCGGCGCTCACTTGCAGCCCCCCTTCCCCTTCTTCTTGGCCGCCTTGACCTTGGCGCGCCGGAAGT